ATACCGTTCGTGGCGAGTGTGAAAGTGAACCGTCTACCCTTAGGAAATTGCCCCACTAGGGGGGTTTTGTGTAAAGTCCTATGGTACAAGGGTTTACGTCAATTCTGTCTGCCGATGGCTATTCTAAGAAAAGGTAGACCCCCCGCTGGGAATCTCGTTTTGTCCGGCAAATAACGGGGTGAAAAGTATTTGAAAACTTTCCGGTTTTCCAAAAGTGTGCCCCCCATCGGGACTATCTATGCAAGAAACTCCTCTTAACATTATAAGGTACGTGACGCGAAGCATATTGCGTGCCAATAATAGGACGCAAATAGCGTACCCTTCCCGATAATTTTGACGGAATCGCACACTGACATTCTGGCCGATCCATTCCGCACACCACCCGTGCTAGTTTGCACATGACATTCTGGCAGAAGTAGTATCATACCCCCTTGTCATTCTGACATACTACCATTGGGGCAAGTATCGAACCCCCCTGTCATTGTGGCAGAGGTAGATGGACCCCCTCCCAGATAGAGGGCCTCCCAAGTGGGGGACACCAGCATAGGGGAGGGGCATGACTCCCTAAATGGGGGAGGCTCGATTGGGGAATATCCACCTAGCTCACTTGAGGTAGCACGTGTGAGACTTTCAGATTGTTTTTTTGAGATTGTTTTTTAGCAGCACGCTACGGACTTTCAGATTGTTTTTTCAGGTAGCGTGTGAGGGACTTTCAGATTGTTTTTTTAAGGGAAGTAGCTAGGGAAGTGGATAGGGAAGTGGGGAGGCAGCTAGGGCTATAGGGGAACTAAGGAATGAGCTAGGGCTATAGGGGAGCTAGAGTATATATCAAAAAATGATATACAAGACTCTCCGATCCCCTATACACCCTTTCTGAATATCCCGGAATGATAACTAAGTTATCATATCTGTAGAGGGGATAGGATATAGTCGCTATGGGAGGGGGTAATGGGGCGGGCGATAGGTGCCAGGATATGCGATTCTAGGCCCCTAGCGTCGATTCTGACGCGGTTTGATATGGGATAGGTGTAATGAATCACCTATTCGCTAGAGAGCGGCAGATGCCCCATATCTTTTTTTGATATATAGAAGTGCTCAACTACATAGTAGATGCTACTTATTGGCTAGTGCCAGCCAGTTCTTCCTGGGAGATGGTATTTGGTAGCACGTATGAGATTTTAAGATTGTTTTTTGTGGATTATCCCTAGAGGCCCTACTCCTCACCCAAGAAAGCCCCTCCTGCTTTCTTTGCTACTTCCCACAGCTAAAGTAGCCCCACCCAAATAAGTTCTTCTATTCTGCTATTCGTAATCTCCTAGTTCATAGTCTCGTTTGTACATTCTCCTAACATACGCACTAGAGGTAAGACACAAGTCTATATTAGGGATAGTCGGTGTGTCTAGGAGGAAGGATACAGAATGCTTTTCCAAGTCGTTTTTATACCACTCTATTCTTATTGTATAATCAGGACAATCTAGATAATAGGTTTGAGGAAGTGGAGTATGCCTAAATAGGAACTCCTTTATTGATAGATTCCTTTGTTCCTTCCCCCAGAGAAGGGCTAAGTAGGATACTGGATGAATCATGAGTAGTCCCGTACCAGGCACCGCCCCCTCTATTTTCCTGGGGGAAGGAAGTCCATAGGGGACTACTAGGTTCATGGTTTCTGTACTCCTAGGTTTCTCTTATAAATCTGTAGGGTATCTGTTGTTTTACCGAATGCAAGAATAGATATGTGAGCAGAACTAGCTAGTGCTGAGAATTGTTCAAACTCTCCTTTATTAGCTGTTGGAGCTACAGCATAGATTTCTCCTACTGTCACTGTTGCTCCTGGTTTGAAGTCTCCACTTTCTATTGCTCTAATAAAATCATTAGCACTACCATAGTTTGCTGCAAATAGAATATTTACTACCTTAGCTGCATCAGTGTTATCTGCTAAGTAATAGAGTCCATCAGATGCAGGATAGATAGCTTGTCCTGGTTCAACTGCTTCTCCTACTTCTATTGGTTGAGGGAATAATTGAGTATTTTGCAGGATTCGGAAGTTTGCTGCTGTTCTAGTTAATATTGCCATAGAGATAAAAGTCTGAATCTGATTCTGAGGGATATGGATTAGGATAATACTGTTTTAACTCCCATCCTTTAGGTATATTAGAAGAAAACCTTCTATGTCTTATATGCTGAAATTGTGGGTGTGATCTGTAATCAAGGTTAGTCGAATAGATTACTACTAATTTAGATGCTGAGTTGAACAACATATCCATATAGTAGATATATTCTAAATTATCTGTTAAGTGAAAGATAACGTCAAGAGATATTGTCATATCTGCTATTCTTTCATCGAACTTATCCAGGTGAACAAATTCCTTTTCTGGGGAGAGAGTAGAGCATAGTTGTATGGCAGTTAGGCTTAAATCAACCCCTAAGTAGGATTTGCAGTTGATTCCTTTCATTACTACACCATCACCACAACCAAAATCAATCATGCTTTGAATGTTGTAGGTTTGGATTACATTGTTGATAAAGGTTGTTTTATACTCTGCTAATTTACCTACTGATCCTTTCCCAGAGGTATTTCCTTTACTATACCAATCTTCCCAATACTTATACATATCCATTGAGTAATTGATTTACCTTTTCTATATATAACTTATTTCTATGTTTTATTATTTGTCTACCGATAATACTAGACCGTTCAGCTATCTCTTTATGATTTTCTGTTGCTTCTATTATCTTATTAGCTATATCCTCAGGATCATTTGGGTTTACTCTAAGAGATTCACCAAAAGGGATAGTTGGAGAGATAATTGTAGGTAATCCTACCTGCATAGCTTCTGCTGCTACAAAACAGAACGATTCTGTAAGAGAAGCAGAAAGACATATATCACACTTAGCAAGTAGTTTTATCCATAGAGGATGATAAAGGTATCCATGTATATGATAAGGTATTTCCATTAGCTTTAACAAATTTAAGATTGGTTTATTAGGCTTCATAGCCAAATGTAGTTCACAATCAAGACCGGTTAAGTTAATCGCAATTATCTGGTTGAATATATTTTTGATTGCATCACACCGACCACCCATCACTAATTTTATTGGTTTTCTGGGAGGGATGTATTCTCTGGAAGGTAGTAAGTGTCCACTTCCAGGAAAATGGATACATCGTTCAATGCCAAGTGATTTAGCTAACTTTTCAGCGTGTATATCTACTGTACCATACCAGATGTTTTTAATATCTCTGGCTGAAAATAGACTAGAAGTCATCCTATTAGATTGTTTTGGACATCTTTCTATTTGTGGAGTAGCTGAGTGATTGACGTGCAGAAAAACCTTTTCTGGAGAGGAAATAGCTAATGATCGTATCTGCTCTTGATTTGCTACTAAAGTATGATTTACTACAAGATTTGCATTTAGGAACCAATCAGGATTTACCTTTCTTGATCTTCCTACTGCATGAACTGTAACAGTGTGGCCCACATTTGTTAACGTATCAGAAAAGATTCCTGCTCTTACTGGACCTAACCAAGAAGGAGAGTTAGGTACTAGAATTACTATGTTTCCCATAAACTTGTTCTCTTAGGGGGATTGTAGGGTCAGCACATCTATAACAATTTCTCTTTCCTGTATTTCCTCCATGACTTATTGATGATACTTTAGCTATATGTTTTACTGGAGAAGGATCAACTATATACATTTCTAATCCTAATTTATTCATCACCTTTCCTATAGCTGTATCACTATTTTGGATCATGGATGGGTCTGCCTTTCTCTTTTCCATTAAAGTCTTTCTATAGGATTTCGTCCTTGCACCAACACCCATCCAGTTCTTAAAGGTAGGTGTTTCTATGGCACGTTCAAGAACTTCTCTAGGGAAAACCATAGCAACTGCACCCCAGAAACTCTTTGTGTGTAGTCGTCTTACTCCTGTTGGCCTTAGATTATCTTCTGCAAATCTATTTTGTGTACGACTAAAGAAGCTGTAGTGTTTTGCTGTATAGAGAGAAACAAATCCCGTATTTTCACTTGGCCATATTACTTCTTCAATAAATGACCTACTCTCAGGATGGAAAAGTACATCATCTTGAATACTAAGGATATATTTGGCATTTGTATTTAATGCTGTTTCTACCAAGTTTAACCAGTTAAACCAAACTCCTAGTTTCTTTTCATTTTGATATATAGGTAAGTCCATTCCTCCAGTATTTGATCCTGGTTCTGCAAATAATGTAGGTGTCCAACCTGATTCTATAATAGAGGAGAGACAATAATGTAGATAGCTTTCTTTTCTAGGAGCAGTAGTTACCCCTACAAACCAATCGTCGTTATTAGGTAATATTTGTTCTAGTTCTTTCTTTTCCAGTTTGATTGCTTTATTTAACCATCTTTTCGCTTGATACCTAGATGGTCTTTCTGGGAGGGGCGATTTACTAACTAATCTCTCAATGATGTTATCATATAGTTTCTCACATCCAGAGATTCCCCAACTGTCCATCTTTGAGGCATAATCTTTACATCCACACCCAGAAGAAGTAAGGCAGTTAGGGATAATCTCTTTGAGTCTTGTTCCTACATTCCCTTTTACTCTTCTCTTAGGCCAATTTAATATTGGAAGGTAAGATTTATACTCATTAGATATTGCTACTGAGCACCCAACTGTTACTGGGTTTACATTCCTGGGGAAAGGAGATTTAATACACTCTTGGCATATTGTATTGTCTGGTTTGAATGGTACTTTACTTATTGATTCTATTACCGTACATACTCCTTTTTTCTTTTTAGTACATTTCATTGATAACTTCTCCTATATACTTTCCTTTTCTACTAGGAGGTTTTGTATTACCGAATAGTATCCAATCATTACCATTCCATACTGCTGCTGCTGGATCAGTTCCATCTGTGTAATAACCATCTGCGGCTGATAATCCTACACTTGAACAACTTACTCCAGTGGCAGGACTTGTTACCCCAGAGACGGTTGCTGTTCCATCAGTGTTTATCTCTAAATTAGTTTCTTTACTCCAAGATAATCCTGAGTCATCACAGGTTATTTCATTAGCATGACCCCCATATCTAATTCCTGCTAGTACCCCACTTGACCCATACCAGGAATCATTGGAAGAATCAAAACCAGGATCACCTGCAACAGGATATCCTGGTGGATATATAATTAGGTCAAACGTCTCTCCTACTAGATAGGAGAGGAAAGAGGCAGCAGATGTTACTTTTGCAGGTACAATAAAGTAGCATGGAGCTGTCTTGTAACCCCCTCCAGGACACTCAGGTATATCATTTAGATTAACGCATTTAAGTTGAATGCTACTTGCACCATCTTGTTCTATTGTATATCTAAATTCATGAGCTGCACTCTCTGATACCCATTCATACACATCCCAACTGAGGTTCGTTATAGTGGCAGGACCAGATACAACAAGCTCAGTTTCTGTCTTCGTCTCACAATCTTCTACAGTATCTGCATCAATTACACAATCAACACAGCAAGGGGTACATTGATCTACAGAGGAGCTACTTGAGGAGCTGCTACTAGAAGAACTACTAGAGGAACTACTAGACGAGCTACTACTTGAGGAACTACTTGAGGAACTACTTGAGGAACTGCTAGAGCTACTCGATGAAGAACTAGACGAGCTGCTGCTTGAGCTACTACTAGAGGAGCTACTACTTGGTTGTAAACAACAACAAGGATAACCTGGCATATTACTACTCCGGGCACGTCACTTGGTAGATTTCCCAGGCATTATTTCCATATACCCACTCTGCTCTAGCTAATGCACCTGAGTCTGCTTCATATCCATGAGGATTGGTGACTGTTAATGGATCGTCTAAGAAGATGGCTGGTGCATTGATACCTAATAGATTTGTAAGGGTTCCTCCCCCAGAGGAAAGTAGGGCACCGGTTAGTGTACCACGTACTCGGTTACAATCTTGTGTTGGTCCTATGAGAACAATATCATATGTTCCATCACTTCCTAGTCGTCTCCATCCTGTTCCTCTTGTCCTAGCAAACGTGTTTAGATTCTCATCCCATATTACTCCGTATCCTTGCTTACTTGCTGGAGTTGTGCCTAGCTTTGATATACCACTAAAGCAGCAGAGTATTGTTGCACCAGCAGTTACGGGTTCTTGTGCTATACCAAAGGTGACATCTTCTGTAAGGGTTCCTGTATTGTTTACTTCTAGAATTGGTGGTCCCTGTTCAGAACCATCTGATATTACTCCAGAGATATAAACTTCTGTATATTCAGCTGCATCTGATGCACCACTTGCTACACTACAATAGACTAAACCCTCCCTGGGGATTTTCTTTCCTGGGGGGAGGGGTTTCCTATCATTCAGTGTCTTTAGTGTATCATTATACCACTTTGCTGTAAGAGCAGGTAGTATAGGATCACCTACATTTACTGGTCTCATGGTTGTGGTATGCGTAGGAGGGAGTAATCTACTTCGTCATGAAGTCTGTGGATATACCTTACATCAGGTTTTTGTAGTGTTCTCTTTGCATCAGGATCAATCCTTGCAAAGTAGACGTAATCAATGTAATCATGACCCTTAGCTGTAAGAGTTGGGAATCCTGCATCAGTAGCTCCTACTCTATTCTTTCCAATAGCAAAGTCATAAGTGATAGGTATAATATCAACTACTGTACCGCCACCATTTGCAGTTCGTAGTTGTACTTCCCCAGACTCAAAACCAAGGAATACATCATCGTTATATGTTCCTTGGTTACTTGGTCCTGCTATTGTGTCCCGTACTGTTTTAATGAAATCGAGAGTAATAAATGCTGGATTGTAGTAGGCAGTTACTTGTAGCCTTAACTCAGCAGATGCTACTTCTGTACCTTCTATTCCATCTTCACTCATTCCTATAGCCCTCTCTACATTTCCTGGAGGGAGAGGGAGTGGACTGCTAGTAGATAGATCAGTTTGTCTTACTTGTAGACTTGTAGTTATCTTCTTTGTTCCTCCACCTATATTGAAGTCTATTCGTATAAAGGGGAGTACGTTGGGATCAGTACCATATCTTTGTGTACTTCCTGATTGTCCTACCCCTCTATTGACATCGACTTTATAGGTTGCTTTTACTTTATACTCTTTTGGTCCTATTTGGTCTAGGTTGAGTTGATCTAACATACAGATTTGTTTCTGTAGGTTAGAATTTATTGTGATCCTGGCAGGTGGAACGATTTGGTAAGCATATCGGAGTGCTACCATATCATCACTTTGGCCATTTATTTCAAGGTCACTATCACCATAGTCTAGTAGGTTATCATCAAGAATGAAGGAGAATACAAGATCAGTTGTCATTCCTGTACGAGTAGCTCGTATTGGACGACTCTCGTATTTAATTTCAATGTTACGATGTGCCATTGAATAACCTATAGTGTGCTTTACTTTGTGTAAGAGCTTCTTCTTTATCTACTATGTAGAATAAGATTTTGTCACCTGCCGTGACAATATTCCTGGGGGGAAGAAAGGAGAACATAGCATTATAAGTGTCTGCTTCAATGCTTATTGTTCTTAACTTTGTTTGTTCCCATATTCTTAGATATTTTACAACTAAGACTTCTGTTAGTTCTTTAGTATCCATTAGTTGAACCTAAACATTTCGTCCATCTTACCATTCATATCTTGCAATTCTTCGTTTCCTTTCTCTAGTAGTTCATTTCTTTTCTTGTCAATATCACTCTTGAATGATTTGAGAAGGTTGCCACGAGTCTTAGCAAAGGAACCACCCTCAGATGCAAGTGCAAATTTCCTAGCTGCCTGTTCAAGTTCCTTGGTTCCCTTTATATTTTTCTCTAGTACATTCCTTTCATTACGAAGTTGATCAAGTCTTGCAGCAACCAGTGTCTCTTGGAATCTGTTAAGCTCTACTGTAGGTTTGAATAGAGCGCTTAGTTTTGCTTGAATATCCTCTTCTGGCTTACTCTCTGGTTCTGGTCCTGGTATATTACCAAACTCATCCTCTAATACTCTATCCATAAAGTTCTTTCCTGCTTTACCAACAGCATTTCCAAGAGCTTCTCCTGTCTTTTCAGTTTCATCTGATCCAGCTTTGAACGGATTAAACTTCAACTTATCAAGTTCTGCATTTATTCCAGCAGTATCTAGTCGAAGTGGTGCAGGTAGTCCAACGTTTCCTTTTCCAAACCATCCTGCAAATGAGTTGTAGATCAAGTATAATACGTGGATTATGCTATCAATACCTTTTATTACTACATCCATTACAGTTACAAACTGTCTTGCAAATTCTCGTACAAAGGCAAATGCTCCTGCAAAGAAAGTATTTATAGCATCCACCCCAGGAAGTGATCCACCTGATCCTTCTGGGATAAGAGCGTTAATACTAGCCCCACCAACACTAGCTATACTACCAATGATTGCCCTTACTGTTTCAAGTATTCCATTAAAGACAGCACGCAGTCTATCGAGTAATGGCCTTGTCTTTTCATAGAACTTTGCCCAAGCATCTGATAGTCCTATCTTTACAATGTTAGCTATATCAGTTAGTGCAATCTTTAATGTCTCTGCACCATCAGCCAATTTTCCTCCGAAGATTTGCTGCATTCCAAGACCAAAAGTCTTAAATGCAGGTGCTAGTTTATCTTTTATTCCAGCAACGTCTTTGAAGAAATCACCTACTGCATTAAAGAACTCTCTAATAGGTCGAACCTTTGGACCTATAATAATGAGGAGTTCAATAATAGTCAGAATACCCGAGAGACTGAATACTGCTCGTCGGATATTGTTAAGTACAAAGAAAACACCACGAAGGGCACGTCCCATCATAGTGAACCCTTGGAACAGTTTACGAATGTAATCTACTCTGAATAGAGATCGAACACCAGAAGCTATTCCACTACCAGCACCCTTAACTCCACTTGAGAGTAGGGTTCCTATACCAGAAAAGGCTGCTTTTATTCCTGTGCTAATTGCACGGAATACCATACCTCCAAGACCAATCCCTTTTCTTGCTGATGATGCAGTAGCTCCCTGTTTAGCGAAGTAGGCTTCTCCACGAATGGATGCAATACTTACTCTTCCCTTCTTCTTAGATGCCTTCTCTACTGCATCATCCATTTGCAATACTAAATCTTCTGCAACAGGTTTGAAATCAAACATCTGTTGAGTTGCTGCTGCTTTCCCAAATGTTGTTGCCTTCCCAGGAACTGCTTTTAGAGCATCTGAGAGGATTCGGGGAATAAGCTGTTCTGGTACTGATACTCTACCCAACCGTGCCTCAAGCAATCTTCTGGGGGTAGATGATTGTCGTAATGCTTGTCTTGCTTTCTTACCTCCTAGTATTTTATTGACTGCATTAGCGATTTCTCTTTCAGCTTCTGTGTTAAATGTAGCAGAACCTAGGCCAGTACGAATACCTTCTGATGCTGATGCTTGTATACCTTGTCTAAAGAATTCTGTTGTACCTGTGAATAGGTTTAGCTGTTTTGCTTTACTAAACCCATCAGGTCTCATATTCGGGTTTGCTGCTGGACCTATTCCTGGGAGGAGAGAGGTCATAGCGCCACCCCTTACGAAACCCGCAGATGGTCCTGCTGTCCGGGATGCTTCAATACGGAATCCTCTGAGTGCTGCACTCAATTTAGTAAATGCAGAAGCTACTTTATTTACACCATTAGATACAGAATCCCTACCAGATAGTAATGCTCCAATAAAAGATCGGTTCTTTAGAAGGGCACTACTGGCAGCAACTTTTTTTAGCTTTGATAATTCCTTTGCTTGTTTCTTTGTTAGTTTAGTCATCTTCTCTAAAGCTAACATTCTAGTTAGAGAAGATAACGCTCCCGGCTTTTTCTTTCCCCCAAATCCATCTGTTAATGTTCGGATGAATTCTCCTGGAGCACGAATACCCCTAAACAGAGTGCTAAATAGCATCTGGTTTAGGCTAACCAATGGAGTCATAGCACTTGCTAGTTTATTAACTGCAAATGCCATAGTTAGGAATCCTGCACCAGCAGCAAGTGCTAATGGAGGAAGTGCTAGTAATGTCTGGGCTAGCCTGGGATTTTCCTGGGAGAGACGAGATAGGTCATTGAAGGCACCCTTTAGTCCATCTAGGATACGGGTTAGTGGTCCCTCACTTGTTTCTGAGATAGAGATGAATAATTCTTGGAGAGCACTAATTGATCGTCGGAGACTACCACCAAGTCGGCTATCTAGTTTGCGTGCAGAATCACTGGCCTCATCCATTGACCTACGAACTTCGTCAATGTTTTTACCAAGGGTATCTAACCCTTGTAGAAGGATACCTTGGATTGCACGACCACCCCGTATGTTTACCAGGTCTTGTAGTATACCTGCTCTCTTTACTCCAGACATTCCCTTCATAGCATCTTCCATCATACGAAGTGCTTTTAAGGGATTACGGAGGTCTTCATCACTAAAAGTGATACCAAGTAGTTCTTGGATTTCCTCAGCATTAGATGCTAGATTAAGAAATGCTGTATTTAGAGAAGTACCTGCAAGACTTCCAGTGAGTCCAGAGTTTGCAAGAGTAGTGAGCATACCAAGAACATCGGATAACTCCATCTTGAAGTTAGCCATTGTTCCAGCAGAGTATTTAAGTGACTCCCCTAGATCAATAATGTCAAGAGTACCTAGACGAGCAGCAGTAATAAACATGGAGGCAAATCGTTCTGCCTCTTTTGTGTCTGCTTGGAAGGTACGGATGGAGCGAGCCATTACTGTGGCTGCTGTAGATAGATCAACTTGACCAGCCCGAGCTAGACTAAGAGCAGGTCCAAGAGATTTATCTATCTCTTGTATAGAGAATCCTGCTTGGGCAAGCATCTGTGCTGCTTGACCTACCTCTTTACTGGTAAAGGAGGTAGATTTACCCAAGTTACGAATAGTCACTTCTAGCCCTTTCATTTGGGCATCAGTGACTCGTAGTTTTGTTTGGATAAAGAGAAGTTGGTCTTGGAACTCAATAAATTGCTTTACAGGAAATATTGAGCCGATAGTACCTACTGCACCAAAACGGAACAAATCTCCGCCAATCTCCCCAAGTGAATTGGAGAAACGGCGGAGTTTCATTCGGATAGTACGAAGCTGTTTGTCGATAGTATCCTCTATATTTAAGAGGATAACAGCACGTCCTGCTACTATATCTGGTCGAAACGCCATTGACTTGCCGGCACCTTATATTGAGCTTTTTCTTTCTCGATACGGGCTTGTGCTTCCTTGATCTTACTCTTAGAAACTTTGGCCTCAGGTAGCATTTCTGGACTTTGTGCAGAACATGCCCTATCTATTTGCTTCTCTAATTCATACTCCTCATTGATAAGGAGCATTTGCCCAAGAGTATAATCATTGGGGTCTATTCCTGTTCTTCCGATGAGTCGAAAGATGAACTCCTCAAGTTCTTCGCTGGTGACTTTAGGACTTGATCTAGTTCCGCTTTCAGAGCTATCAGAGTTGGACGCATTTGGGGTGCGGTAAAATTTACAACCGCTTGCCAGAATGCCTCCTTAAAGACGTGCATCTGCTGTGGGGTAAGATGCTCGACTGCCTCATCCATTGAGGTTGCGTAGTTCTTTACATAGTGGAACCACACTTCTAACATCAGTTCGTCATTCATAAAGATACTTGTCATAACCGATTGATCCTCAAAGAGTTTCAATAGGTTAAGACCCATCTTCTTGAAATCTCCCATTACTTCCTTGTATCCGAAAGTAACAGGGATTGTGATGTTATTGTACTTGAAGGTAGGGGCTTCTTCATTCATTCATCATCGTCCTCATTGGAGTGGTAAAGAAAACTGGACTGCACCGGAGAGCTATTGGAGAGAGATTTTCCTAGCTTCTCCTCCAGTCGTTTAACTGATGCAGGTACTGAGGAATCTTCGGTTGCTTCTTCCTCAGGAGGTCCAACATACTCTAAGATTTCAAGTAGTTCCTTCCTTTTATACTCTGCAATCCCAGAGGAGTGGGTTGTTGGACCTTTAATGGTAAGGGCAGCAGCTTGCTTTTGGCGAGTCTTATATTCACCAAATCCTGCTTTAGCGAGGCAAAGAGTATTTGCTTCATCCTTACCAATCAGTTGTTGAATCAATCCATGGTCTACACAAACAGTGGATGCTTGAGTAGCTTTCAATCCTTTGATCTGATCTTCGTATCGTTTTCGTAAACTCATTGTATTTCCTTAGGCTACAGCTTCGGGGACAGTAGGATCAAATCCAGCATTGGTAGAATCAACCAAAGTTGCTCCAGTGTCATCAATCACTTTCACTACTCGGGGTTCTGACCAAGCATCATGGCATTCAGCTGCTGGTTGCAAGTTGAATGGGTTAGTCATACTTCCAGTAGCAGGACCATTGAAAGTACGTTCAGAGTTGCGGAAGTCTCCACGCCATCCATAACTACCAATAGCAGTAACAGGACCAGTGAGGCACATGAACTCACGAGAGATACCTCCTGCTCGGACTGCATTAAGGTATTGCCATCCCTCATAATCTGGATCGGTGATTTGAGTACCAGAGATAGAGAGTTCAATCTCTCCTTCATTATACTCTTTCACTTCTCGACTGGTACGACGACCAGTCAGTTCTTGGAGTTCTTCCGTTTCGTTCATAGTCAGGTCTTCAATTACTCCAAGATGGACTACCCAAGTTGGAGTCTCTGATGTTCCTGTATTATAGTAAAGAAGGAGTTCACTTCCCTTCTTACAAGTTTGGATAGTATCAGTTGCCATTACCAATTCCTCTTTAATGTTACGGAGAATCTTGGGGCGATCTTCCCCTTAGACTTTAATCGTTTAACAGCTTCGTACATGAAACTACGGGTTGGATAACGAGCTACATAAGCTCCCTTTTTACTTCCTCTAGCTACTACTGTACCACCCATTTCTTGAATGTTTGGTACAGGTTTATTAAAGAAGTTTGATCTTGGAAATTTCCTAGGTCCAATAATTGCTGAATTACCACGTACATCAAAGTTGATTACTTTGAGTCCAAGTGCAACATGGACACTAGGAGGTGTTCCTGGGGTGGAGGCTTTCTTCCTTCTCTTTTGAATCTGCCTCGCCTCAAGTCTAATTAACGCCGCTGTCTGATAGAGTCCTTTATCCCTTCCAAGACGGTATTTCTTATTGAATGACTTGAAGTAGGTTGTGAGCTTTGTTGAATATCTAATACGCTTGCTCCCTCAGATAGATTGTATTCTGATGGACATTTAGTTGCTTGATAACCTAGAACTGTCATTACTACAAAGTTACGATAATCTTGTTCCAGTTCCATTGGAGGATCAGAGTCGGCATTGACCAAGGTCATTCCTGGGAGGGAGTATTCAGTCAATACTTCCTGTGCTCTTTGCCATGTATCAATGAAAGTCTTTACTTCACTCCAGTTAGCCACTCCTTCTGTACCATCTGCTGGTAGTTCACTAAATCGAATGTGGAGTAGGAGTGAGCAATAATATGTACGAGTCAGAGGAAAGTCTTGACCACGGTTCTGGTTGGAGTCTATCATGTACTCAATGAAGTGAGGTACAATGTAGACTCCAAAGTCTGTTGTCGTTACTGCTTGCGGATCAAGCTCTGTCTTTACCGTTAAGTCTTGATCTGTCCACTTAGCCTTATTGTCATTAAGGTGTGTTGTTAGTGCTTCTGCTAAGACTGTGTGGAGCATAATTTTGCTGGGATTACAATACGTTGATTGTTTGGATCATCATATTCTTCAAGTAGTTTCTTATTGATAACTACTTCATATAACTGTTTATCTAAATGTCTCCTAATCCGCACCCCCCTCTTGAAATCAAGATCGGGGGTTTTCTTCATTAGGAACTTATAGATATGGGATTGTACCCTTACACCTTCTGAATTTACATTCGACTCAGGTTCAAGTACAGTTACATCATCAACCTGTTTTGTAATAGAGGAAGTGATTACTGTTACTGGCTCGGAGAGAGAAGTAGTCCTTCTTTGTTCTACCCAAGCTAAACCTTTTTGAATGAAATTCATGGCTTACAGTTCCGGTACGGTTCCCTTAGTGGTAACGGTTTGATTAGGTTTGCTAATCACACGGATACGAGTTGAAGAAGTTCCTCCACAGATAACTCGGTCATTACCATCAACTGTGGGTGCTTCCATTTCATCAGAGTTGCTACTAATAGGATAGCTGGCATTACCAACAACAAATCCATTAGTAACGTCTGCTGCCAATGAGAGAACATCATTATCAATGTCCCACATCAACTCATCACCCAGGACTACGTTTGCTGACAAGTTACAGGGCAGGTCAGCAGTGAAGTAGCGAACCAACATACCGATCTTTCCAGGTCGGATAATATCGGTTGCCATCATAACCTGAGGTCCACCAGATGCTCCAAACTGGACAACCACAGGTTCTCCTGGGAGAATGTCTACACCACTATCACTAGGATTGTAGTATGGGACTCGGCTGTCATCAGTAATGTATTCACCGATTCGGCTATATGCTTCATTAACAGTTGAAGCTACATTAGTTGCTGTACTAGGCATTTATTGATTCTCCAAATTAGGCGGGGATAGAGCGAGCAAATGCTTGGAGCTTGTTACCTTCCATTGGACGATAACCCAAGTTGATGGGCCACCAACCACGGACACCAAATCCCAGCATATCTTCTGCCAGTTCAACCGTTTCAGTAACAGGTCGTTTCATTTGATTCAAGTATCGAACATAGAAAGGACGATACTTAGGAGTTTGAGGAACAAGCATCCAGCAATCAACGTCTGCATTTGCGTTGAAAGTGGTGTTGTCCAAGTTATCCAAAGTCATCAAGTCAAGACGATTGAACCAGTAGTTCTTATCACCTTGTTTCGTATTAGCAGTAGTATTACTGACAATACGATCTTGTTTGATAATATCCCAAGCAGTCTGTTCCAGACTCAAAGTAGTGACCAACCACCAACGAGTTTCAAATCGTTGATTAACAGTCTTGTTTGCAGATGCTGCTGCTGCCTTACTAATCGTTTGGCGGCGAACTGCATTGTAAACAGTGGTAAGGTTAGCTTCGGTCAGAGCAAGAGTGTGAAGGCTAACATCAGTTTCAAGAACATTACCAGTTCCAGCATTATAGACCAAGTTGACACCTTGATAGTCGGGCAGCATCAAAGCTCCCTCTACCATTTGTTCAACTGCATCTTGAATCCAACCAATGTCATCATTGACAATTTGCTCATAAGGGAATGTGATGATCTGAGCTTTATTACGAAGCTCAGTTGTGTAAGTATCCTCACCACCAAAGGTAGCATGAGTGATCTTACCTTCATCATTCATTCCTTCCCACATCTTTCCACCCTTAGGCTTCAAGTGAGTTTGTGGGCGGAAGTTACCAGAAACTTCTTCCTTGCATAAGTCAAGGAATTGGGGTTCCTGCATTTCCCATCGTTCTTCCAGAATCCATTGATTGACTCGGTTCATCAAGTTGGGGTAATCCAACGTGCTGAATGCAGAGTTCTTCACCAACTTCTTAACGTGTCCAGCCATGTTTTTAACATCGCTGTGGCCAGTATATCGACCTCCATTAGCGTTGGCACAGATCATGAGGGCCTCACGTGGACCCATCATTCCTTGAGCACCAGCTTCATCCAATGCCCTTTCACCACACTTCTTAGCAATCTTTTCCTCAGACAAGCCAAGGCTCATTGCAAGACGGGCAGTAAAAGTAGCTTCACCTTTCTCCTTGTTATTCACATCAATATGTCCTGGGAGAGGAGGATAGCTATTCTTAGTTTTAACCAATTGAAGTTGATCCTTGAACTTCTCCTCCGTCCACTTCTCCTTACGAGCATTGGGAATCAATGCCTTAGCATCTTCATCACCAATGTAATCAAACAGGTAATCGAAGTCACGAATGACCGGAGCCTTCTTGGCGTTCTTTACTTCAACCAATTTCTTGGTAAAGGTGGCTTCTTCCCACTTCTCTTTACGAGCATTAGCGATGAGTTCCTTTGCATCGGAATCATCAATGTAGTCAAAGAGATAGTCCAGAGAAACCGGATCATCTGATTTGTCAGTAGGTGGATCAGCAGGTGGTGCTGAGTTCTTTACCAGTTCACGGAGGAATTTTTGTTCTGACCACTTCTCCTTTCGAGCATTCTCGATCAGAGCCTTTCCCTGGGGGTGGTCAGTGTAATCATTCAGATAGCCCAAATCAGGGTCTGAATTGGTCCGCGAGTTTTTAACCTTCATTAGTAGTTCTTTCCCTTCTTTATGTTCTTGAGATAATTTAGTGATGCGTGTATTTGAATCACGCCCTGCTTTAGTTGCTGTGATTCCTGTAACTCGTCCCCTTTGGGCGACAAAGATAGGAGCTGAGAAGACTTTGTTGTTTACTTCAACTGTACCTTCGTCGATATACACAACATCATCTAATAAAATCTCAGCATCCATAGATGCTTCATATGGTTCTCCTTTAACAATCTCAGAATATACTTTAGTGGACAATTCACTTTCAACTGCATGTTTAGCAATATTAGTGAGTTGTCCATTTTGAATAGTGCTCGATACAGTATGGCCGATTAGTTCATCGTGCTCATGAGTGTATGGAATATGAGTAGCAACTGAGAATCCATCCATATCATAGACTAGAGGTTCTGGGAACCCATAGTCTCTAAGGTCCACTTTTGTTCCTGTATATCCGATGATTGCTACTTCTTTATCATCAGCATTGTGGACCTTTAGTTTTCCTGGGAGGGAGATTTTAGCTGTCATTGGCTAGCTCCATGTTTTGTTCAAGAGCATTAAGTGCATTAGCACTCCTTGATGAAATGTATACACGAATCAAATCTTCTACTTCCATTCCTAGTGCTTTAGCTTCCCTCTCTACTTCCCTTCGGAAGTTCAATCCCATCTTAGAGAACAGAAGATTTAATGTTGTTGCTCCACTCTGTAAGTCTGTTGCTCTGGCACTTGCCCGTTTATTTGGGTCAGGGTGCTCGAACATATCTTGATAGACGTAGTAGTGGGGGAACATATTTGGATAGGTGTTTGTGATGCGTTTAGGCATCTTCATTAGTTTAGCCACATCCCACCAATCCTTAAAGCTCTTTCTAAACATGGGTTCCATATCAAATCTATCAATATGGATTTTAGTTGACCAAGGTTGTATGTCTACTTGGCTTGAACTCATGTTAGAGTTGGAGCTATTTGCTGTTGCCAGGTTTCTTGGCATCTGTACTGTTAAAGCACAGGTTGCAGCAAACATTTCCATAGTGTCATTTGTGTCTGCTCCAGAATAGTTGTTTGGTATCCCATTCAACTTCGTTCCTGGTGGAAGGGATGGGACCATTCTAGGCTCATACTCAAAGCTGCCAGTAGGAGCAATTGACCCATCTACTCGATACACCTTTGGGTCTAGTTCAAGAGCCATTGGAAAGGAAGCATTAAACTCCGCTCTCTCAATTACTGCTTGAATATATCGACGTAAGTATGGGTAGAAGGTGAATGCTGCATAACACTCTGGGATTGGCCACATTATACTTTTATAGGTTGTTCTACAAAAGTATATGACTTCGTTTACACTGTATTCTTTATACTCATTTGCTGTTATTCTATGACCAAATTCATGGTCACTATCAATTATAAAGAATTTCTCTGGTTCCCAATGCTTATTGTATTGAACCCCATTTATGATACGATCTTCTAGGCTTGCATCATAGGGACTCTGAACTACATCACGACCAAATACTTTATATCGAGTTGGTACAGTATCCATAGCATTATCATCCCAGAACGGGATTCCAATGCCAATACCTGTTTTTGCTGCTTGCCTTCTTATTTCACGATATAACTTACCAATGCCATTAAAGCTCAGCCAATTAAGATATTCATCTTCAACTAAGTCATTATCCCTATCCTCGACTTTTTCACCAATACCAATAATCTTGGGATGAGGTCCAAGAGTATGATTGGTCAGGTTTTCAATTACCAGTTGATAGTGAGGATTTCTATCATATTCATCAACTGAGAATCTAACTAGAGTTTGTGTAACTATTGGGCTAACAGCACTAGCCGCAAGCACCTTTTCTGGGGGAAGGGTATCAAAAGCGTGTTCCCTACCCCATTTGTTCCTTGCTGTACTTAGCGAGTTTTGGATTATATTATTTAGATATTGTTTAATTCTCACTGTTGAATCTCCTGTTTGCTCTAGGTACACCTATGCAAAAGTTAGAGCTACAGAAGGTGGGTCTAGTTGCATTTTCTTTATCTCTAGCCTCTTGAACAACTCGGGGATCAAACGCTTCTACTTCTATGTGTTTTGTTTTTACCCGTTTGATTCCTGTTGTATCAAGAGCCTCTGTCGCTGCTTTGATTACAGATTCATCTGATTCTTCTTTATTTAGTACAGAATACTCATATTTAAGAGTACCTGTTTGAACAGCAGCAGATTCATCTAGGTAGGTCCATTCTATGATAAGTATTCGATCTTCTGACCTATTAGTTGAATCTACTATTGGATGGTCTGCTGCTGTTAGATTGAGTTCTAGTAAACCATCATCATTAAGGATACCATTGTTTGTATCAAAGATACTTTGTTGATTTCTACTGTTAATGACCGAATTGTCATTTGCATTTAACAGAGTTGCTGTTAGGGATTGTATCTCAGTCTTTACAAAAGTAGTTCCTGACGGGTCTTTTAGGTATCCACTAAGAGGAAGACTTTCACCCTCATCTACAGTGATAGGCAACCCATTACTATCTTTTAATTGCATATTCTTGTTATCTCACCAGTAACGGGTTTGCCTACTAATGTTCCTGATACTTGGCTACCAGTTAATCTATCAAGACAGATTACGTTATGAATACCACCAGAGGATGATGTATCAATTACTGTTATACTGTCTTGTATTGTAAGGGCGATGTTTCCAAGTAGTGGATCTGTAATAATAACAGTCTCGTTTAGTTGGCTGCTTACCCTTCCAAGGAGAGTGTCTGTTACTACAACTTGATCGTTTAGAGGAACAGCTCGAATTGGTGTAACTGAATCTGTTACGGAGACTGTATCCCCATAATTTATAACATCTAGTGATGTTGCTACTCCTATAAGTTCATCAGTAATAGTTACTGATTCTTGTAAAGTAGTAGTTAGATTTCCTGTTATCTGGTCCGTGCTCGTCCCATTTTCCTGGAGAGAGGAAGTCGTAAATGTTTTGAGGGTATCAGTTGCAGATAATGAGTCAGTAATTGCTTCTTCATTATCTGCTGTTATTATTCCAATTAGTGTGTCTGATACTGTAATTGATTCTTCTAAACTAGTTGTTAGATCGGCTAATAATGAGTCATCAATTACAAGGGATTCAGATAAGGAAGGTTGAGTGTTTCCTCGTGTTGTGTCTGCTACTGTGATTGAGTCAGACAGGATTCCTGTTAGGTTAGATTGTAAGGAGTCAGAAGCTAGCCCTGTATCATTTATAGTAGCAGTCTCATTGACAGAAGGGACAGCCCCTAATAGAGGCTGCCTTCTCCTGGGAGGGAAGTATCTGGTCCGATACACCCCATACGATGAGTTGCTATAATGAGGCATTAACTAGAGGATAATGAGATTGCGTAGGTAACAGTTAATGTTTCACCACTATCCATTGCTTTAGCTGAGCTAAACAGTTTTGCTCCGATTAGTACACCTGTTTGATTGTTCTTTGTTGCAACTGATGCAAGGAAAGCACCAGTTACAGAGATAGATGCGTTGAAGGTGAATACTGCCGGAGAAGCTGTATTAGTTACTGATTGTGCTGTGGAGTCAACTACTGTCCATGCTGGTCGAGTCGATTCATCATATTCAGCATGGATTTCTCTGTCTCCATCTGAATCACTTGGTGCTCCAGTAGAACCTCCTGCTTGAGTCATAGTCCAACCAGCAGCAGGAGTACCTGCACCAAGTAGACCAATGAAATTGGATGCAGCAGCAAGGTCATTGTTTAGAATGTAGTTAAGTCCAGTGTTGACAATTAGATTTTTACCTTCGTCAACGAACTTAATACGTCCATCCTTATAACGTCCAACAGCACGAACCCAACCCATTGCTTTGAGTCGTTCATTTACTGCTTTACCAACAGAGAGATTGTATTTATCTGTTACCTTTAGATTATCCATTATATTTCTTCAAAGTAAAGGGTTCCACTCATTGTGATACTATCTACTGGTGCTGTTTCTAGTTTGACTGCTATTGCATCACCAGAGGGCACCCACAACCTTGTTTCTGGGGGAGGAAGATAGATAAAGGGTTGTAGGATATTCCAGCACTCTGCATGGAGAACTGTCTTACCAGTAGTTAGTTGACTTGTTTGGTTGATATTTAGATTACAGGAGCTTGCAGAGTCATCTGCATTTAATGCTACTTCTGTTGCACTATTTGTTACTGCATCAGTTATCTTTGCAATTTCGATTAGCAGGCTTTCTGATTCAGCATCACCTACATCTGTACGTTGACTTAGGTAACATGCTAATAGCTGGACAGCACCATCAGTTTGTTCTATCTGGAATAGATCTTGTACTGCTGTTACTGTTACATTAGAAAAACTTACTGAGTATTTTCTTCCCATTTATCTTACCAGATTATGTAAGTATGGTTTAATTGTATGTTTAAGTAGTGGGTAGGGAGTCGCCCCGCCGCCGCTGGGCTGATTCTCATTGATTACACCAGCCGACGAACCGACCCAGTATTCCTCGGTGCCATCCTCATACAGCACACCGTATCCGCCACCGACCCAAATTTGCCTCGCCATTATGCGATCTCCAGTTTCGGGTCGACGTAGACCGTAGTGGACGGCTTGGCGAGAAACGCTTTGACGGTGACGAGTCCGCCGACTTGGTCGGGTTCGGAAACCTCAATCCAGAAGTCGTCATTGTTAAGTGTGCCACCACTCGCGACGTAAACCGTCAGCGTGTCGCCGTTGTTTAGCGTGTGGTCGATCTTCTGTTTTGTTCCGACGCCGCTTCCGTTCCACGTTGATGACGAGTCAGTGGTGAGTTCGGCTGGCGTTGCCAGCGGATCGCAGCGGGTGGACGTGAAAATGCCCTGTGCCGTGGCCCCACTTGGCGATGCGTCGGGTGCGATCCAACGACTGCCAAGAGTGATTTCGAGCGAGCTGTAAATTTCAGCGGCGTTGGCGCTGGTCGTCATTTCCAGTGAGTAGGCGTTGACTTGTTCACCGTCATCTGCACCGCCGGTGCGGTATGCAGCAGTCGCGTGCTTAGCTGTGCCTGTTGCACTTTCGTAATGGTTGAGCCCCATCGGCGGATCGCTGATCGTACCGTCGTCACAAGACTCTATGGTAATTTCAAAGGTGTCAGAACCAATCCCAGATCCAATTGCCGTCCAAGAGGGTTCTAGCCGACATCGGCGAAACTTCGCAGAGCCGGTAGTTCCTGACACACCCTGAAGCAATCCAGCCACTCCAGAAAAGTCGCAATCTTCGCAAACCAGTGTGAGACCTTCATTTTGCGGGAATGTGGTAAACCAGTAACTCTGCCCAGTTTTTGGTATGAATTTACACATTTTTAGTGTGGCTTGCCCGCCTTCCCCAAGATAAACTCCCTGAATTGAGCTAGCCCCGCTAAAATCAAACGTGCAACCTTGTGACGTAACATGCGAACCTCTGCTCGTGCTGCCTCCCAGTTGTAACTGAGCAGTGTTAATAAAATTCACCGTGACTTCGACCAACATCAGTGACACACCGCGTGTGTCTGTTGCCAGAAGGAGATCATTGGCCTCAAGCCAAAGCCCAAATAATCTCACATGACCATCAATTAAAAAATCTGTAAGATTATCCCCCGTGGTGATTTGCTTTGATGTGGGCAGCTTGTAGGAACTGTCTGAGGGATCAGCAGATATTACTGCGACGGGACTTGAGCGAGTTGCATTTGAAAAGCTAAGCGACAACTCTGCCCCATTGTCTTCGCTGTGGTTGTACGCCACTAGAATTAGATCACCAGCCGCAACACCCGTCGACGACGCGATAGATGTCCACGCATTCGTCCACGACGTGCCGTCATTTAGCCCGGTTGCATTTGAATCGACGTAATGAGTCGCCATCGGACTACTGCATAAACGGAGTGAATCGGGCTGTTTGATCTTCGGCAGTCAGATTTTGCGTCTGGCCGTCGAACGCCAACGCATCACGAAGCCGACGCATGACCAAAATCGCATCCACATGCTCGGCAGCAGTGGCGATGTCCGTGTCACCCCACGCCGGATCGCTGCCGCTTAGTGCTTCGTTAATGTAAATGTCGTCCAGCCTGCCCGCTTCGATGTATGCGGCTTCGAGGTTCGTAATGAAGTTTCGTGTGCGTTGCGAAAACGCTTGCATTTTCTGTGCGTCAAATGCCATCGTTATTCCTCAAAATATGGGTGAGTCTCAAACCGCCGCTGACCAAACGGCAACGGCCTGTCAATTTTTCGATCTGATAATGCGGTACTCACCGCGTCGTTTCAACCGGACTTCGGTAATCCCAAGTCCTTCCAAATGATTTCGTATCGCACGCCAAGCTGCTGGCGTGACGGGCTTGTCCAAGCCCAGGATTTCGATTGTTGTTTGATCCAAATAGCGTACCGTCAACGCTAATTCGTAAGGATCGCCATAGTTGCCTTCTCCCTCGAAAACCCTGAGCAGACTGACCAGGGGTTCGAGATGGACCTGCATTCGGCCCTCCTATGTTAATGCAACCTTGAGTTTTCGCACCGCCTTATAGTATGCGTACTTCACCTTTTCATACGGAATTCCGATTTCGTGGTGAATGCTTTTCATTGTCCTGCCACGCAAACGTTCTTCAACCACCATCCGCTCCATCCCTGACAGTTGCCGAATCGCACAGTGAAGGTCTAGGTGTTCGTCTTCCTGTTTTGCAGGTAAGTCGCAATCTTCAATTCCCCCTGCACACCGCATCGCTACCGCGTAGTCGTTTGGGTAGGTTTCAAACGCCCTTTTTGATACTTGGATCGCACCACGCAACCGAACGACGTTAATTGGGTTCGACAGAGCCAGGATCAAGTAGGTGGACGGTAAAATTCCCTTCGCCGTGTCAAAGGCTTTTACCGCCTGCACGAACTTGAGAAGCAATTCAGATTCAATCACATCGGGGTCATCTTCATTCGTTCGCGTGTGCTTGAACACTTGCTTCACAATGACCGGCG